ATATTCTTGCTACACATACCACACTCTATCGACAGTTAATAATAGCAGTTAGCTAAGAAAAAGTAGGCATAAAGCCTACTCTCTCTCCCTGCGTGTAACAGGTTGGGTTTCTTCGGGTTCAAGAATACCCTCGTATCCTCTACTTTCGCAGAACTCCTGCAACCCACGCATTGTAGAGTTATACTCCCGAAGAGCATCACTCTTAGATGGGATAGCGACACCGAATGTCCTATTCCACCCGCGCTTAATGGGTGCATTACTAAGCGCTTCAAGGTACTTATCTTCAGCCTTATTAGCTGCGTCAATAACCTTCTGAGGTGTAGGTTTAGCCATAATATTCTCCTTAATTAGACTAGTTAATTAATTATCAAAATAATAATCAAAATAGAAAATAACTGAAAAGTTATTTAGCAAATCCCCCATATAGGGGGTATATAATGGGAAAAAGGCTACATAACAAAATACTACAATTTTTCTACTAATATAACTGGGGGTTTTACTTGTATAATATTGACTAATAGTTTAACTTAATGGGTGGTTGGGTCGGGATAAAATAAAAGGTGTAAAATGTCACAGTTAATAGAAGGACTATCAAACTTATCCTTAACGGAACAAGAAAAGATTTTGAAGAGATTGTCTATGGATTTAGTTCCTCTAGAAATAGATGACGAGATATTTTTTGTACCTAAAGAAGTAGGAGACTTGATTGACGACTTATCTGCTCAAGTATTGTTATTAACAAAATCAACATTAGAATGGCGGAAAAAAGAAAAATTAAAGACGTAGAACATTATGTCTACGAAGATATAGAAGAGTTTAGAGAGACATATCCAAATACAATAGTGCATCCAGATTGGCGAAAAGCTAACGAAGGTGATTGGGTGTATAGTGATGATGATAGGATAGTTCAATTACTAAAAGTAAAAAATGGAGTAAGTCATCATGGAGATTCAAAAAACTATAACTATGCAAAAGGATGGGTTCGTACTATTGTAGGTAGTTTTATAAACAAAGAATCTACAAAGATGGATACAGACTTTGATAATCACCCAAATAGGTATACATTCTCTACTAAGATAAAAAATACATCGGAACAAATACACAAAAGAACAAAAGTAACTAATAAAGAAAAACAATTTGCTACAAATGTCGTTGTTGGTATGGGAGCCGTAGAGGCATATAAAAATGCTTATAAAGAAGTAAACGACCAAAAGGCAAGAAAGAAAGCAACTGTACTATTAAAACAGGAAAGGGTAATGGAAGAAATACAAAAGTCTGTATTAGATGTCGCAAAAGGATTAGGTATAGACCACGAGTATATACTTAGTAAACTAAAACATCTTGCTGATTATAGTGAAGATGATAACATAACATTGCAATCTGTCAAAGAACTAGGTAAAATAGTTGGAACGTCAGGTAACAATGTCAAACAAAAAGAAGTAGGTCTTCTAGGTGTATTTGAAGGTTTTTCACAAGAACAATTAGAAGGTGCTTCTAGAAAACAAATATCCGAGGGAAACAATGGGGAACTCAAACACGACAATTAAACAAACAGTTGATGAATTTAGAAAAGACGATGATGGTAATATTATAGGATGTCCTAGTTGTGGAGCTAGGAATATAAGAAAAGATGGATTTCATTATCGTAGAGATGTAAAGAAACAACAATGGCAATGCAATTCTTGTGGTAGAAAAACATTGAATCCTGTTATAATCGAACCATCTCCATTCAAAGTTGCTGATAGAGACCCAGATATGATGCCAATAGAAGACATCATAGACTTTAGAAAAAAAGCATATAGACAAAAAAAGAAATCAAAAGAAAGTAGAAAACTTGTAGACATAACAATAAATATTGACGGTCCTATCGGTATTGCACACTTTGGAGACCCTCATGTAGATGACGATGGTACAGACTTATCTCAAATATTAATGTATATAGATTTAATTAATAATACCGAAGGAATGTTTGCTGGTAATTTAGGAGACATACAAAACAATTGGATAGGTAGACTACAAGCATTGTATGGACAACAATCTACATCTGCAAAAGAATCGTGGAGACTTACTGAATACTTTGTGAATAAATTAAATTGGTTATACCTAGTAGCTGGTAATCATGATGTATGGAGTGGAGATGGAGACCCACTAGAATTTATTATGAGAGACCATAAAGGTTTATATGAAAGATTTGGTGCAAGAATGAACCTTATTTTTCCCAATGGTAAAGAAGTTACTATAAACGCTAGACATACATTCAAAGGTAATTCTATGTGGAACACAGCTCATGGAGTTGCCAAAGCAGCTCAGATGGGATGGAAAGACCATATACTTACTTGTGGACATACTCATGTCTCAGGGTATCAAGTATTAAAAGACCCAGCGTCAGGACTTATATCTCATGCATTGCAAGTAGCATCATTTAAAATAATGGATAGCTATGCAGACAAACTAGGATTAGACGATAAAAATATATTTAATTGTCCAGTTACTATTATAGACCCTAGATACGATGACGATGACAATAGATTAGTAACTACAATATTTAATCCAGAAATTGCTTGTGAGTATTTAAAGTTCTTAAGAAAATCATGAATAGAGAAAAATGGACTGATGCATTAGATGATGTTCCAGACAAGATGGAACTAGACGAAGCTATTATATTATTAAAAAAATTAAACAATAGAGTAAAAAAAGAATACATACTTTATGATATGTCATCAAAAACATATTACGATATATTAAGGATTCGTAAAGTAATAGACATAATTGAAGTACCAGAAAAGATGGAGACAACATGAAAAAGAAAAATACAATAACAAAACACGATATGAGACGTTCTATACAAAGCATATATACTCAATTGCAATTTGTTACAGAAAGACTTAGAATAACAGAAACATTATTGAATGATTTTATTGAAATGCAAAAGTTAGATGATAAGTTTAGTAAATACTTAGATGGCAAATATAAACAGTCAGAACGTAAGCAAAGCTGAAGAAGCTCTTCAATTAGCATATAAAGACCTTATATCATTTGGTAAGTTATTTCTTCCAGATGATTTTATGCGGTCCGAAACTCCATTTTTTCATTATGAGATTGCAGATGCAATAGATGATAAGAATATAAAACAAACTGCAATTATTGTTCCTAGAGGTCATGGGAAGACAGTTCTTACAAAAGCATCAATTATTAAAGACTTTGTATTTGCAACAAAAGAAAACTTTTTATTTTATGCATGGGTATCCGCTACACAGAAACTTAGTGTAGGTAACATGGATTATATTAAATATCACTTAGAAAATAACGATTCCATAAAATACTACTTTGGACAGATGAAAGGAAAAAAATGGACAGAAGAAGATATAGAGTTAGCAAATGGGTGTAAACTTATTAGTAAGAGCAATGTGGCGGGAATTAGAGGAGGTGCGAAACTACATAAAAGATATGACCTTATCGTACTCGATGACTTCGAGCATGAGGCCAACACTATTACGAAGGAAGCCAGAGATAAGAACGCTAACCTTGTTACTGCTGTTGTGTATCCTGCTATTGAACCTCATACTGGTCGGTTGCGTGTTAATGGTACTCCTGTACATTACGACTCATTCATAAATCAATTAATAAACAAGTATGCTAAAGCAAAGAAAGAAAACAAAGAGTTTGCTTGGAAAGTAATTACATACAAAGCATTGATAGATGACAAGACTCCATTATGGGAAGGATGGTTTCCATATTCTAAAATAGAAGAAAAGAAAAAGTTCTATGCAGATTCTGGACAACCTCAAAAGTTTTATCAAGAATATATGATGGAAGTACAATCAGAAGAAGATGCAATATGGAGAAGAGAGCATATACAATATTGGAATGGATACTACAAACATGAAGATGGAATTAATTATATTGTTAAGGATGGTAATGATATACCTGTTAATACATTCATTGGTTGCGACCCAGCCACAGACATTGATACAAAGCATAGTGACTTTTCAGTTATTACTGTAATAGCTATTGATTCTAACAATGAACTATATGTATTGGAATATGAAAGACATCGAAGTATTCCTACCATTGGTTCTAAGAATCCAGAGACAGGAGATATTATAGGAAAGAAAGGAGTCGTAGATATAATCTTAGAACTTCATCAAAAATATAATTGTATGTCGTCAACTGTGGAAGATGTAGCGATGAATAGAAGTATATTCCAAGCATTGAACGATGAAAGAAGAAGACTAAATAAGTTTGATATTTCCGTTATTCCAGAAAAGCCTGGCGGAACTCAGAAAAGAAATCGCATTTATTCTGGACTTTCGGCACGTTTTAGTACAGGAACAGTGCATTTAAGGAAAAATATGTTTGATTTAATCAACGAAATCCTTACTTTCGGCCCGAAAATGGCTCACGATGATACAATTGAGAGCCTTTATTACTCACAAATACACGCTTTTCCTCCTAATATGAAAAAAGATAAGGAAAAAAAGAGTTGGTTTAAACCAAAAAGAAAAGCAAAAAGTTGGTTGGTGGCATAATGTACAAATTTGGTAAGAGAAGTAGAGAAAGACTTAAAGGTGTTGATGCTAGACTTGTCAATGTTCTTAATGAACTAATAAAGATAATGGATGTTACTATTATCGAAGGACTTCGGAGTAAGGAGCGGCAAGAGCAATTGTTAGCACAGGGGAAAACTAAAACTAAGTATTCCAAACACATAGAAGGAAAAGCTGTTGACCTCGCTCCTTACCCGATAGATTGGGAAGATAGGGAGATGTTTCACTACATGGGTGGAATGTTAAGAGGATTAGGTCAAGCAATGGGTGTCAATATTCGTTGGGGTGGAGATTGGGATTCTGATGGAGATATTAACGATAATAGATTTGACGACCTAGTTCATGTGGAGATAAAGGATTAATGGCAAGAACAACTAAAAAATCAAAAGCACAAGTAAACAAACAAATATGGGATAAAGCAAATAACTCCCATAGGCAAAGATGGCAGACAACTAGTCAGAAAGGATATGATTTTTATCTTAATGAACAACTAACTAAAGATGAAATGACTATGTTAGAAGAGTCTGGTATGCCAACATTTACTATAAATAGGATAACTCCTATTATAGAAATAATGAAATACTTTGTTACTGCGAATAATCCTAAATGGAAAGCTGTAGGAGCAACTGGTG